GCGCTTGTGAGTGCGCGAAGTGCGGCTGAAATGGAGTCGATGGCACGAGCGGCTTCATTGCGTGCCCGGATGACAAGCTGAACATCGCGCTTCGCCATCGACTCCTCACTTCCTCAAAAGGTCAATCAGTCCGCGAAAATATCCACCGCCCTCTTTGGACATGATGGAAGCCGCTGCGGCTTGGATCAGTGTTGCCTCGGTAGAGAGGCGTTGGTTCTCCCGCTCAGAGACCAGTTCGGCTTCCTGCCACACTAGCCAGAGGGGATATTCGTAGGCATCGGCGTGTCCTGCGGCGAGGAGGGCTGAGCACTTTTCGCGGAGTCCGTGGACGAACTCTGCTGCGGTGATCCGGGCTGCGCCAATGTGCTTTTCACGTTTGCTGACAGGCGCTCGATCAGCATTGCTAGGTTTCCCAAGCCACCAACCGTTTCGACGGTCAGAAGGGCGATCTTTTCGAGCGCGATCAGTTGCGCACCAAAGTCAAGCTGGCGTGCCTTGGAAATCGCCTCGTCATCAGGCTCACCCGCACCGCGGGCAATGATCTCAGCCACCAGTTCGGGAACCGTGACGGCCAGGTTGATGAGAAGGTCGGTCTCCTGCTCCCCCTTGCGGTAGGAATCGAAGATGTGCTCGACATGAGATCGGTGCCCAATGAAGAGCGCCATAATATCTCCGACGTTGAGGGGGCCGACGGTGAACTCACCGCCGACCACCTTGATCGTCTCTCTGTGAAGCACAATGCTCTTGAGGCTACCCATGTGTCCCTAGCCTTCCTGTCAGACCGTGTAAGGTTGACCGTTCGAGTAGATGGCTTCCCGATTGGCGGGCTTGATGACTTCCACCGAGAACGGGGTCGTCATCCAGTCGTCACCCTTGAGCGGGAGATCGCCATTCGGAGAAATACGAACGTGCGCCATCCGGTAATCGATATCATCGCCTTCGGCGTTGAAGGCGATGAACATCAACGCACCTTCGATCTGAGCATTGCCCGAGATCGTGCGGTCGTAGCTGATGGCGGCCAGGTCGTAGGTCAGTTCGACATCGGCACCATCGACCGCCACGAGCGAATTTTCGAGGAAGGTGATGATACCGCGCGGCGCGTCGAGCGTGTAATCGACATCAGCAACCAGCGGGGTCGCGCCGACGACCGCTCCCGTAATGGAGACCTGGTGGACGCCCATCGGCAGGGCGTCGCTTTCGCCAATCTGATAAGCGCGACCGCTCTTGATACCCACGATCGTTTCGCTCTCGCCGACTGCCGAAGCCTGGGTAACAGTGCCAGCGGAGCCGAGGAAGAACAGCGCGAGGTTTTCGAGGCTGATGTCATCGCAGGTGAACGTCCCGGCGAAGTCGGTTTGCAAATTGACCGACTTGTCCTTGATCTTCGTGCCGCGGTCCATCGAGTAGTGAGCCAGCGTTTCGCTGCTCACGTTGAGGTTAAACTCCGGCGTATTGCCGAGGTAGCGGAAGCCATCGGGGATCAGAGTCCCCGGCTTGAACGAAGCGAAGTGGATTTCACCCCGTCCGAGAGTCTGATTTTGTTTCGCCATTGGCTTGCTCCTTTGAAAGACGATTCACCATTAAGTTGAAATAACGCTAGAGGAAAGGGAAAAGTGGGTCCTCAAACGTCTTGAGCGTCACCCCGAGCCAAAAATAAGCCTTGGCTGAGACTTCATCGGCGGGGCGAACGACCCCTGGCCCGAAACTGAGTTCTTCAATCCGGTTGTGTTTACGACGCCCGCCGAAGCCGAGCGGGTTGGGAATGCGCCCGGAATCATCGCGTCGATTACGCTCAACAGCCAGTCGGTGCCTGATGTCGGCAAGGATGATGTAGGCCGGATCGGTCGGATCGTCCTTATCGTCCTGCACGAAGCCTTGAACGATAAGGTTCCAGTCGTAGGTTCCGGTGGTGGAATCGCGAGGCGGCTCAGCCAGTTCGTCGGCAGGGTCGGGCCGTTCAAGGATTGCGACCATCGGTAGGGGATCGTTGTCACCGAAGAACGCCCGACCCCGATAGACGCGCCGCATCTCAGCGCCGTCTGTATGAATGAACGTGCCGAGGTCGCTGGTATATCCGTTCGCCGGGGTGATCGAGGCGACCACTTCGGTCAGTGCGTCGAGCACGCGGCTCTTGAAGGGGACGTTTTCAGGCATCAGTTGAACCTATCCAGCAAGCGGAGAAACTCGGCTTCGAGAATATCGGAAGTTTCGGGTGCGATCTCTTCTGCGGTCGAAGCGAAGACCTGATCGACACTTGGGCCAAAGAGGAGGTAGAGATTACCGGCGACTTGAAGCATCCGGCGCTTGTTCTCCACCCGCTCACCGGGTTTCAGGCGAATAGCGAGTCCCTGATTTGACTTGGTATCGATCGGCGCACTGCCCGCGCGCAGTTTCATCAGAAAGGCCCGCCGCATCAACTGGCCTGAGCCGGGTTTGACGCGAACACGAACGCCCCGGCTGCTCGATGACGTAGCGAAACGGGCGAGCGAAGTGGGTCGGAAGCGACCGCGAATCCGCGCCTCAAGATCGTTTTCGGTTGCGCTCTTCGTGATCGACAGGCGGCCATTGCCATCGGACAGGTAGGTTGCCGAGAAGCTGACCTGGTCCCTGATCCGCCGAGAAGCTAGAGTGCGGGCCTTCTTCGTTGTGGTGTTGATAGCCATCCGGGCAAAACGGAGCACGCTCGCGGGCATTTCGTCGATCGAGGCGATCGTTTCGTTCAAGCCTTCCACAGCGACGACGTAAGGACTGCTCATGGCAATTCGACCACCGGAATAGGAAGGCCGATCGTTTCGGCCAGGGGCATGATAGAGACATCGGCTGTGCGGGTGATGTCGTTGGTGGGATCGGTGCGTTCAACGCGGTATGCTTCACCTGCGACGACGGAGAAGATTCCCCCGTTGCGCGCGTCAGCCAGTTGTTCGACGAGGAAGATCACGCGGGGCGAAACTTCGACCATCTGCGCGTAACCCTTGACCTTTGATCCCATGTCGCCGGTTTGGGCAAACTGGCGATGCACGCGGATATCGACGGGAACCGGATCGGCCCCGTCGAAGGCAATATAGAGCGCCGGGACTTCCAACTGTTCGTGGATGTCCCGGCGTCCCTTGCGCAGCACCTCACGGAAGCTGCGGCGAGGCATCTTAGAGCAAGTCCCCGCTGTCGGTGCCAGCGGCGGCTTCGTCAGCGGCAGCCTTCTCGGCAGCGGCGGCTTCGTCAGCGGCAGACTTCTCGGCAGCGGCGGCTTCGGCCTTCTTCTGCTTGGCGGTCTTGGCCTTCTTCTGCTTGGCGGTCTTGGCCGGAACCTGGTCGTCAGCGGTTTCGTCGCTCAGATCGTCCGAGCCTTCCCGAACTGCACCGAGCGCGACCATTTCGTCGGCTTCTTCACCAGAGAGAACGATGGTATCGCCCGGATTGGTAATGACAGTTTGACCTTTGACGCGGCGTTCGATGCGATTGATTGCTGTGAAAGTTGGCATGATATTTGTCCCTTTCGGTTTGGGGAAATCCCGAGGGCCGAAGCCCTCGGGAGCCTTGTTTGCAGGAAGTTCCGGGCGATTAAGCCAGAACCGTCGCCTTGAAGGTGACGTTCGGATTGACCGGAACCATCAGCGGGGCGGACTGAGTCATCACGAACTCGCCAGCCGGATCGTCCTGACGGAAGTTCCGGGGGAACTTCTCGAAGGGGCGATACTGCGCATACGGGTCCTGAATCGCACCGAAGCAACGATAACCCATCATGCTCGGGCCGGTCAGAACCACGGCCTTCGGATCGAGGAACGGCACAATGTCGCCAGCGTTCGTCTCGTAATAATCCGAATAGACGTAGGCTTGCAGATCGGGTGCAAGCTGACCGACAAATTCGATTTCGGCGTCAGCCGAAATCCCGGTTCGGACGTTGCCGTCAGTGCCACGGGTGTAGAGGTCGAGCAACGCCTTGATCTCGTCGCTCTTCCGCATGACATCCCAAGCGTCGGCACCGATGGTGATGCGGTTCATCCGGCCACCGAACGAAGCCCGACGCGCCAGCGTGCGCCACGATTCGATGTTCTCGACGATGGTGGCGGTCCCTTCGTTCCACCGGGCACCAGCGCCGAGGGCGACGGTGTGGGCAGCGTCACGTTGGAAATCGACTTCGCGCTCGGGCATCAGATCGTCGCCGATCACAACCTTGCCGTCGATCACAGCACGCGCAGCCAGCCATTCGAGAGAACGATCGATCGCTTCGTTGTGCTGCACGATGATGTCAGCAATCACAGCTTGACGGCGCTGTTCCGGCGACATCGGCGTCGGGGCGAGCAGTTCCCCAGGCTTGCGCTTCATCACGCGATCCGGCGACACAGCATCCTTCGGCTTGATGTAGGCGGGCTTGACGCGATTCAGGATGGCCCGACGGCTATAGATCGGCTTACCCTGCGCAAGAGGGGTAACGAACGGCGCCAACTTCCGGCCCTGATGCGGAATCTTCTCGAAGTCGATATACTCGTCGTCCGAGTTGATCTGGTTCGAGAACATCGCCGCCCAATAGAAGTTTACAGGGTCTTCTTCCTGCATCACTCCGAGGAGGGATTCAGTATCGTAGAACTGAGGGGTGATAGTCATTTCTTGCTTTCCTCTTCTTGAGAAAGGTCGTGCTTAACGGGCGGCGATTAGCCGACCTTCTGCAAGACGATGTTGGTGGGGGTCGGTGCGCCTTCAAACGCAGCCAGCTTGTCCGCTTCCGTTGCGAAAGAAG